ATAGTGTTATTAATAATGCTATTAGTAATTTATTCATTATTCATATCCTTCCATAATTCGATTAATATCATTACAACTGCAAAAATAATCATTACCCAAAAAATTAAAGCAATAACATTAATCACCAAAAACAAATTTAGCGCTGTCATATTTTTTCTCAATTCCATTAATTGTTTTAGATTCTATTACTCCAAGTCTTGAAATAATAATATTATGCTTTTTGCCTTTTAAATCTTTAGTCCATTGAAGACTGTCCGGCTCAAAGAATGAGGTTATGTTCCATACTACATTTCCATGCTGATCTACTTCTTCTATTAACCATGCTTTAGTTTCCATATATTATCCTTTAAGTTTCTCTAAAATTATTCTTGCATTTCTAACACAGGGTATTGTGTCAAATCTTGGATCACCCTGGGTTAATCCTTCAACCATCCAATCTAATGCTTCTACAAGTTCATTAACATCTCTAGCCAATGCTTTTCTATATTCAAGATCAGTTTGAGTTTGTCTATGGACTTTTAAAAGCCATTCTTTGGTATCAGGTTCTTTATTTTTCATTATGAATCATTCTAACTGATTTTAAACTTCTAGTATTGCCATCAAATACAAATTCAATATTACACCTACTTGATCTTCTTTTGTTTGTAGCTGCACAAAGTCCTACTTTGTCATACATTCTTAAAAATACAGAATATGGTGCAACAATATCTTCTATTGGTGCTGGTCTAGTTTTAGCCACCTCTTGAACATCGAGTTCGCCATTTAACTGACGAACCCAAGTTTCTAAATTTCCCATTGTATTATCTTGTGTCATTTCTTGTCCTTAATAAAATATATGATTTGCTATTGCTATCTTAACTTCTTTTTGTCTTGCCCAAAAAGGTTTTTGCATTTGTTTGGTGTGATACCATTTTGCGCCCCTTGTTGGATCACTAATCCTTCTTTCTAAAATTGCTTTTGCAAGCGGTTCTAAATATGCTATTTGTTTTTGTGTAGGCATACCATAATCAAGAAACTGATATTGAGCTGGTTGCTTCATTACTTGACAAATAGTTTTCGGATAATTTGGATCGGCTTTGCGATTAATTGCAGTATAAGCAACTGCAACTTTTCCAAGATCAGGTTCACCGCGAGCTTCACCAAACATAATTGCTGATAGACATAATATTTCATTTATCATCTTTCTTCCTAAAATGTTACTGATACAGAAGGCTCATCCAAGAATCTATGCTGATTTAAATAAGTGCTAGCATTTGGTATGAACTGTCCACCCTTCTCAAACCATTGCTTACTTTCTTTTTGCCAAGCTAGGGTTTTGAGAACATCTTGTAAATTAGGTCTTATCTTATTCCAAGATTTCTTTGCTGCTTCTTTACCGACCTTTTTGGGATATTGTTGCCAAAATATATCAAAATCGGTGTATATATCTTTATGGTTATTAGTTATTGGTTCTTGGTTATTAGTTATTAGTTGGTTGAACGCCCGTTGAACGATCGTTGAACGCCCGTTGGAATTCGCCCGTTTTTCGGCACTCTTACGACCAGCGGCTGCGGCAGAATCTATTCTTTCGTGATAGAATTTAATCTCATCATCACACCTTCTTTGAACAAAACCAACTTCAGTTTCCATAAAGAAATCTTTAAGAACATTTTTAATAGCATTTTTTTCATCTTCTGTCCTTGCTGTAAGTAATCGGAATATTTTGTCTATGTCTAATGGAAGCGGTTCTTCATTAAGGTAATATTGATCTAGTAGTTGATGATAACAACCATGTTCTAATAGGGTTAGATGCCCTGTATCAGCTCTGTAGTCTGATATGTTGTGTTGATAGTAGTGCATTAGTTTCCTTGTCTGTTATCTTGTAATGTAAAAACACTATAAACCGATATTTATAGTTAAAGCAAGTATTTTTGTATTATTTTTTGTGCTTCCTCAAATCCATAAGCCACTTCTGCACCATAACCCATTGATTCTGCTAAATTTAAGAAGTCTATTTGATTTTGTTGTAATCTTGCACTTTTATCCTTCTTCATCTCAATAAATAGCCCATGCTTACCCTGACTAGGGATCATTAAAAATAAGTCCGCCACGCCCGCTGTAACCCCCTCCTGTTTGAGTTTAATAGCAGTTCCTATATGTCTAGCCCCACCATTTGGAATAGCCCATAAACATTTAGCCATTAATGGATATTGCAGCCTAAACCATTGGATAAGCAAAGACTGTGCCAAATGTTCATTATTCTTCATAAAAAAAATTTGACACAAATGTTGAAAAGGGTATATTAGCACCTAGCAACACTTTTTAAACAAGAAACTATAAGGAAACGACATGAAAAAAGATTTAATACTCGGTTTAATTTTTGCCACTGCTTTTTGGGCTTATTTTGCAATATGCCTTTATATATTAACTCCAATGGTTTTTGATTGGTTGGGTAAATAAATGTTGCCAAATCAAGAAGATAAAGATAAAATAGCCCCAAATCAACAAGTTACGGGGGCAAGTATGTCTAACCAAGAACGAGATTTTCAGCACAAGATTCATATTCAATCTATGATTAATCCTGATCCTGATTGGGTAGATTTAGAACCGCACATATCTTTACAAGAATTAATTGAACATCATATTACTTTTAATGCTGATGTATTTTCAGATTTTTATGATGAGATTACACTGCAAAATCAAGTAAAGAATATTCTTTATGATTCTAAAGACGATAAGATTGGTCGCATTAAAGATTTGTATGATGCCGAAATTAAAACACTTGCAAAGTTTATAGCTGAAAACTATGAAACAAATAGCTTTGCTAAATGGGCTTATGAAGATACAATATCGCATGTAATTTAACGAAACTAACATAAGGACAAGATAAGATGAAAACATCCGACAGCATCAAACAGATAGCTGAAGCTTTAGTAGCCGCGCAAAAAGAAATTAGATTTGCCGCTAAAGATTCTACTAATCCGCATTTTAAATCCAAATACGCAAATATTAATTCAGTGATTGAAGCGGTTAAGAAACCACTTAATGATAATGGCATTGCTATTCTTCAATCTTTAAGCCCATCAGACGACAATAAACTCCATCTAACAACTAGGTTACTCCATAGCTCCGGTGAATGGATTGAGGATACTGCCGTCTGTCCTATTCAAAAACAAGACCCGCAAGGATTAGGTTCTGCAATTAGTTATATCCGCAGATATTCTATATCCAGCCTTTGCGCTCTTTATGCCGATGATGATGATGGTCAATCCGCAGCTCTTAATGCGGCAGATTATCTTCAAAAAATTAATCAATCACAAACTTTAGAAGAACTCCAGGCAAATTACAATTTTGTCATGGGCGAAGTTAAGAATGATCGCACCCTATCTAAAATGGTTATTGAAGCCAAAGATAAAAGAAAGGGCGAACTATGATTTACGGATCAAGAAACAGTAATTTTTACGGAGTGACGCTACCCTATTCCGCGAAAGAATTGATGGCTTTAGAAGCCCGTAAAACAAGAATTGAGGCTATTAAAAGAGAGCTTGGCGATAAGTATATTCTAGCACCTTTATATGGCAAGATTGAAAGCCCTAAATTATGAATGGCGCTCATTCTTATAAAGAAAGAAATAATGTCGTTAATATAGCGGAAGTATTGTTTGAAACTTATTGCTCAACTAAAGGTTATTTTTATAGACGATTAGGATTTGATGAAAAAAATGATCCGATTCCTAACTTTTATGATTTAAATACCTTTATTAGAAATATGCCTGATTTTTATATTAATAATAATGGCAAAGCTGGGTTAATAATGGTTAAGGGAACTGCTAATATTAAATCTTCAGAAATTAAAATGCTTCCAATGTTTATGGAATGGTATAGCTCTGAAAAATGTCCTTTGCTTTATGCTTTTTGTTTTAAGGATCAAAAGCCTTTGCTTCTTCATCCTGATAAAGTAATAGGTCTTTATGACAAATCAACCGATCAACAATGGCACGATGGTGTAACTTATAGGAACTTAAAATTAAATGAATAGAATAATAAAAGGTATAGAGCAAGGTAGCCCCGAATGGATGGCTTTAAGAATTGGGTGCATTGGCGGTTCAAGAATAGCTGATCTTTTAACTGAAGGTAGATCAGGCAATGAATCTTTAACTAAAAAAAAGTATAAGAATGAACTTATTAGGGAAAGATTGACAGGCAAGAAATTAGATACCTATAAAACCCCCGCAATGCAACGAGGAATTGATTTAGAACCTATGGCTAGGGCATGGTATGAAGTTAAATATAATACCTTTGTAGATCAAGTAGCAATTGTTTTACACCCTACTATTAAAGGCGGTCAATGTTCACCTGATGGACTTGTTGATGCTACTAATTCTTTAATTGAAATTAAGATACCTAACCCTGAAAATCATTTGGATAATATTTTAACTGAAGGTAAGCAATTAGAGCAGTATTATGATCAATGTATGTGGCAATTGGCTTGTGTTCCTGGTTCTAATGGAAATGACAAAAGAGAATTTTGCGACCTTGTATCCTACGATCCTGAAATGCCGGATCATCTACAAGGATTTGTAAAGCGTATTTATCGTGATGATGAGTATATTAAAATGATGGAAGATAAGGTGACCTTATTCTTACAGGAAATAGAAACTACTGTAAATAACTTAAAGGAAATTAAATAATGGCTATAACTCATGATCTAATCGCTAAAACAGGCGAGTATGTAAACAAAGAGGGCGAAACAAAAGCTCGATGGACAAAGGTAGGCGTTGCAATGTCTAATAAACAAGGCGGCACTTCAATTCTTATTGAATCAATTCCTGTTAATTTTGATGGCTGGGTAACAATGCGCGAACCTCAAGCTAAAGATGGCGCGGGATCAAATACAACCGCATCTGATTCAACCATGCCATTTTAATGATTTTACTGATGGATTTGTCTGCATAAACAGATAATCTTATATTTACAGGCAAATTGCTTGGATAACAAAGGATATATATCATGTGGACAACTCCAGCAGCTACAGAAATGAGATTTGGATTTGAAGTTACTATGTATGTTATGAATAAGTAGTAGCTTTAAATAAGGTGAATAGCGTTCTTCAGAAAATCGGTATTTACCAATAATTAAGGGACTCAAAAAGTCCCTTTTTTATCGTGTGTATAGTGTGTATTACTTTATATCAGCAAACCTATTAACATCAAAGTCGCTAAAATCGCCACCTTCCCATTGAATATGAATAAGATTACCTTTGGCAGTCCAACAAGCTTTCATTATTTCTTTATCTATTCTTTGTGCAACGGCTTTAAATCCAACATCACCGCAAGGCTCTTTAGATAATACTATGCGAACATTTTCATTGTATTGCATGACCATATAATCTGCGGCATAAGCCGGTATAGCTAATAATAATAAAATAAGCATTTTCATTTAAAGCTCCCATCTAGTTTTAAAGTGCCACCATTTTTTGCGCAGCCTTTCTATTTCAGCATGAACTCTTTTATTTTTATCAGAGCTTCTTATTTTAAACCAGCGTCTTAATAATAGCTTACCGCCAACTCTTTTAGCACCATAAGCAATCATTTAATATAATGATCACCATCTGAATTAATACCTATAATATTTGCTTTGTCTTCATCCCAAGAAGTTGTTTCATCAGAATCATAATAGCGCTCATCATAAAGCTTGTTCTCTTTTTTGCCCCAAATGCGCTCGTAATTTTCATCATACAAGCTTTTTTGTTTAAGCTTATTAACCGAACCTTTACCAGCTTCGCTATGTTTACTTGCCATAATTTTCTTTCACCCAATTAGAAAAGTTAATTAAATCAGCTTTATCAGCATTGTGCTTCATTGTATTAGCTTTAGATGATATTACTTGAATATTGCCTTTTGTGTAACCTTTAGAATTATCTATTCTATCAAGGCTAGGACTAAAATCTCTATTTCCATCAATGGATTTTTTTAAGGGAAGTCCCAAAATGGGACATATTTCAGGAATGATAATGTCTGATATTTCTATATCAAACGGAATATTTCTAGTTTTTGATCTATATAATGCTTGTTGAAATAAATTCTTTTCGCGATTGTTTGCCTTCCAATCTCTTAAATACTGACATCTATTACTCTTATTTTTTAATGGCATTATTTATTAATTTTAGAATTAATCCATTCATAAATTCTAATGCAATACCAAATTATTGATAACAATGCTGCAATAGCTGGTAAAAAATTCATTATTGCGCCAAAAGCCGTAAGTCCCGAAACTGTATCTAATACATGTTTCGTGTGTTCTTGCATATCCATGTTATTTCTTTCTACTAATTAATAAGATGCTTTTCAACAGCAATATAAAGATTGTTATCGCTAGATATATAAGCAAGAGAGCCGTCAGATAGTAAAATAACCAAATAATTTTTACCATCGTAGCTATCAGCGCCAATACCTTTGATTGTTTTATCTTGTAGAAAATCGAAATAATCATCAATTGTGTCATTCACAACTAGACTTTAACATAATTGTGGCTTGATAATCCATAATACACTTTCAAAAATAAGTTAAGAAAATCTTATATTATTTAAGCTTGTAATCTTGCTACTTCTTCATCAGAATAAGGGATAATTGTTACTTCACCTGTAATTGAATCAGTTTGAGCAGTGCAAAAACCCAAGTCTATTTTTTCTTGATTAGTCATTATTTTACTCCATAAATTACAAATGAACCTACTGCATCGAAAGTGTTAGTGCTATTCATTCTTATATAAATAGTAGTTGATGATGTTGCTATGTTAGTGCTTCCTCCCGCTAACGCTGCTGCTTGAGTTCCGCCTTGAGTTGTAATTACTCCAGCGCCTATTGTGCCTGTTCCTAAATCTATAGTAACTATTCCTCTTGTAGTTTTAGCATCATTAGTTACATTTTTTTGAGTTTGATTATTGTCACTGCTAAAAGTAAAGCCCGCTCCCGTTGTTACGCCATTAGAAATGTTATTAATAACAATTTGCACTTGTTTATAAGATGTTAAAACTAAACTACCCAATGATACAGAATTTACTGCGGTAGGAGTTATTGTTCCAAGTAATGTCATACCACCGCTTGCTGATGCTGTAGCACTTGTCCAATTTGTTCCATCGCTAGTTAGTAAATTTCCTGATGTGCTTGGTGTTGGCAATCCTCCAGCTATCCATATTGAACCATTATAAGATTCTAATATTCCTAATGATGAATTATAACCTACTTGACCAGCAGTTGGGCTTGATGGTCTTGTAGCTGTTGTCCATGATGGAAAGGTTTCCCCATTTGTTCCGTCTAATATAAGTGACATTATGCTACTCCTTGTTCTGTTAATTGTGCAGGAATTGGTTCTGGTTTAGGTGTATTAATATCCATACCAATACCTATCCAATCAGGACATTCTGCCCATGTATCATTTGGAAATGCTGTTTGAGCTTCTTTAAGAGTAGCTACAATTGTATCAACTACAATATTATTTTTATCTAATTTAGCTGTTATCATATTTATTCCTATAATAATTCAATAATCATAATACGAGCATCTCTGCCAGTAGTAGTTGGATTACCAGCTTGTGCTCCAGATTGCACATTTGAACTCCAAATAAAAGAAATGTCTAATGTTGAACCTCCACTAGCTCCTGTTCCATTTGTAGCTCCAGCATTAAATATTTCTGTTATATTTCCTAAAGTTGATGTAAGAGTTAATGCACCAGCAGCTTTAGATGTTGCTGCAATACCAGCAGTTGATGTTGTAGCATTATTACCGCCTGAACCTCCACCAGCGCCAGTAGTTGATGAAACTGCTGCACCACCATTACCACCGTTACCAGCTCTTGAACCACTGCCTCCAGAACCACCATTAGCAGTGGCAGTTGCTGTGCCACCAGTTCCTCCTGTAGAATTATAGTCACCACCTGAACCTGATGCACCTGTGCCGCCTGATGTAGAAGTTACTGCACTTCCTCCTGTTACAGTTATAACATCAAAAGTAGTTGAACCTCCTGCTGTTCCTGCTGAAGTTCCACCTGCACCTATTGCATATGTATAAGAACCTGAAGGACTTGAATAATACTTTTCTGAATAACCAGCACCTCCCATACCCCCTGCTGGATATACTGCACTTCCTCCTGTAGCACCATATACAAATACATAAAATGATTTTACTGTTGATAATGGAGTATATGTAGTTCCTGAAGTTAAAACATGGGTTCTAAATCCACCACCAAGTTGTGATGTAAGAGCTACAGTCCCTGTAGATGCAGGTAAAGTAATTGTATTAG